GACACTTCAGTCCATTCTCTAACATCCTTGATCCAGGGTTTAAACATAATATTGTCTTCAGTGACACAAATCAAGTAATTTGTTCCTCTACGTATAATTCTTCCAACTAATCCAGTATTCAAGTTTTCCACATATTCACCAACATTATAAATCTCATTATTAATATAAGATTCACGGAGACCTTCAATATCTTCCTTAGGCGCAACCTCCCAAATGTCTATACCTTCTTCAATCTTCATAGATTTACGAAGAGTTAAGAAAAGTTTTCTAGTTGCTTTATCATCCATTGTCTTAGGAGTTCCCTTTCTGAAGGTTTCAAAATCCCCTTCAGCAGCTGCTTTACGAAGTTTTGACGCTGACATTCCAGTTACATCATCAGCATCAGGATCTCTTTCCCCTGCAGAGACAATATTTAAATCAGCAAAATCGTAAAGTTCGCCGTTGTACTTATTTGCAAGTTTCTCAAATTCTGCCTGCCTATCAGCACCAACAACAATGTTTACTCCAGAATAACCATCTGCCTGTGCTTGCTTTAATACGTCAAAGATAGTTTTTGTATTTGCATCATTTATAATTCTTTCTCCATGCTTCGGATACATTTGACGCATAACTGATATTTTCGTATCTGGATCTAATGGATTTTTCTTTGGATCATTAGATCTTGATGGATAAATTTTATATTCTCCCTTTCCGGCAATATTTGCAACAGTATCTAAAAGTTTTTCGTGACCAGTTGTTGGGGGATTAAATCTTCCAAATGCAACTGTAAGAACACCTTTATCTTCTTTTGGTTTTTCTTCTGATTGAGGTTCTTGTTGAGGTTGAACCTGTGTTGCAACTGGTTGTTGATTTGCAGGAGTTCTTTCTTGTGGAGGATCTTGTTTTCCAGGAACTTGATTCTGATTATAAAACTTAAGTTTTCCACCTACAGTTTTGGCAGTAAATTCTCCATTTTTGTCGTACCATCCACCGTGGCCATCACCAGTCAAACCAAGGCGCTTCGCTTGCATAACTGCCTGCGAATCCTTTGCCTCAGATAAAAATCGTGAAAAACTCTTCATATTGTTTTATAGTATACTTTTATTTATTAAGCGCGAACATCGAACCTAAAGGCGATAGAGGAAATACCATCTCTAGATTTTGCTCTAATATCTATTTTTGTCTTCTTCACCATTTGTTTGATATATGCATCATCTATCTTTCCAAACTTAGATGGTGATAACATATAGTTTGCTGTCGCATCAGCATTTGGTCCAAAATAATTCTTTCCAGTCAAAGTTTCTTCAATTAAACAATATAAAAAATCCGGATCTGATTCCAAATAATCGAATAATTCTTTAATTAATGTTGGTTTGTTTTCAGATATCCCTTTATTTTTCCTCTAGAATCAACCAAGTCTTTAACAATATTTGGTTTTCTTTCTCTCGCTTTTGGAAGATTTCTTTCTGTTAGTAGTTTAGTGGGAGTAGTTGAAATTTTTTCTATTAGAGAAGAAAGATTTTTTCCTCTCTGTCCCGGACAATTAGCAGCAGTTTCTGCCATTGATTTTGCTGTGCTAGGACCTTCTGCACTGGATAGTTGAATGGGACCTTTCATTTTCACAGAACATCTTACAGAATTTTTTCCATTTTTTTTAAAAACAACATCTGTTTTTGGTTCGGGGTCTCCAGCAATATTCAATTCGTCGCTATGGTAAGCATAAGCAAGTAAAGAAGAATCTGCTTTCTCAACCAAATCAACACACTTTTTAGCCTGAGAACCAACATCTCCAGTATAACTTTTAAGGTTTGGATATCTTTGACTTCTTTCTTGAATTTCAGTATAAGGAACTCCAGCCCTTACTAAGGACTCATATACTATAGCCCATTCTAGTTGAACACCTCTACCCTGTGCCATTTATACAAATACTTTTTAAGTATTTAGAATGGAGAATAGGGGACTCGAACCCCTCACCCCCGCCGTGCAAAGGCGGTGCTCTACCAAATGAGCTAATTCCCCGAGTTTAGATATTATAAAACCCCTCAACTAAAAAGTCAAGGGGCTTGGAGCAACCTTCCGATTTATTTATCAGAGACCCTTAGCGTGTCTGGTTTTACCACTCTCATCAGTCCAGGTTTCTCTTTCTGGTCTTGGAGTTACATAACCTACACCAGGAACAGCGCCAGTTTTACCCTGCTTTCTTGCCTCATTTCTTGCTGCTGCTCTTTGTGCCGCTCTCTTACGATTTTTCTCGTAGTTGGTCATTGCTTCATCGAGCCATGCTTCAAATGCTTCTTTTTGTGCTGATTTTAATGCACCCATAATCTTTTGTGCTTGACCAACTTTTTTTCTTGCACCCTTTTCCATCGCACCACGAAGTCCTTTTGGATACATCGTATCTTTGGATAAAGAATATTCTGCTTCAGCACTTCTAACCTTTTTCCCAATCTGTTTTCCCATTCTGGACCTCCTTTCTTGGTCCAACTCAACCTTTCCTTCATCAAGAATAATATCAATCGCTTCTTCATCAATCAGATTTGCCATCACCCACTCGGCTTCTTCTAGAGTTTCTGCAAATCCTTCAACATAAAGAAACTCAAGAACAGTGTCAAATACATCAAACTCTTCTCTATTAAATTGCTTCTTCTCAGCAGGAGTTAGAGCACCTCTCTGAGAACCTCTTGCTGCCTGCTTTGCTTTTACCTTTGGATCATCAGACTTGTGGCCGTATCCGTGAAGTCCAGGAGATGATGAAGTAGTCTTACGGAAGTCACCTCTTTGCTTTCTAGCAAGTTCTTGTCTTGCCTTTGCTTTCTTAGCATCGCCAAATGTTGATTTCTTTTCAAGTGCAGATGCTCTATCTGCTGCTTCTCCACCACCAGTTGACTTAGCAATCTTCTGGCGAATAGGTGCCTCATCATAACCGCGCTTTGCCATTGCGGTGGCTTCATCTACTTCTTGAGGGGCATAAACTTCAGTATATGCTTCCAGAATCTCTCTAAAGTTCTTCGAATCCATTTTACAAATTACTTTTTAGTTATTTATAAAAAAAAGACCCCGAAGGGTCAAACACTAAGAACGGCACCAATATTATCGTCAAGTTGTTGAATTACTCCACGAATATCAACCACCCGAGGAGGAACACTCATCTCATCATAAGTGTATCCTTTTTGAGCATCAAATAGAACTTGTCGAACCGCTGCTGCAGAACGAGCATCCATTTTAATCGTTACTTGTTTTTCTTTGGTCACAGGTCTCCCTCCACACGATTTTCAGAACGCTCAATAGTAAAAGCACCTTCAGGATAACGAGCACTCAGTTTTTCAAAGTTCATTTGGATTACTTCTTCAAGTGAAATATCAAGTCCAATACACGCCTGAGAAACATACCACATAATGTCGCCAAGTTCACGCTTCAGGTGAAAAAGGTTTTCTTGATTTACGGGTTTACCTTGAAAGACAATCTTTTTTACAATCTCAGTAAACTCACCTGCCTCAGCAGACATTCCTACAGCAGCAGTAAGCAGTCGCTCGGTAGGAAATCCGTTTTCACGAAGTTCCATAAGACGATCGATGAACGGCGTATGTTCTTTACTGGGATTTGATGTAGTCGTATTAACAAACTCGACATACTTATTAAGATCAATAGTCATTAGAATTTAAATCCTTCAAATGTTTTCTTTGGTTTTCTGTCCTCAAAATCATACTCTTCTTCTTTCTTATTGTCAAGAATATCATTCTGAGCAGATTGTTCGCAGTCATAAAGACGCATTTTAGCTCTATCAATACCAATCACAAAACGCTTATGAATGGTGGGGTCATTATAACGATTCTTGAGTTGTTTTACAAGAATCTGTCCGAGTTCTTCAAGTTCTTCTGTACTAATCAAAGCAAACATCAAGTCTGCAGTAGCAGGAAGACCAAAAGATTCTGATGTATCAGTCAACTCAACATCAGAGCTACTATTATGTGTGAGAATAGCATTCGCATAGAACAAATGATTTCCTGATACTTCAATATCTATAAGTTCTCTTTCATCAAGTTCTTCAATTTTTATAATTTTTTTAAGCATCATAGAGTTCTTACCTATTCACATTATAACAAAACCACTCACCAAAAGCAAGGTGAGTGGTTGAGAAAGATGTTATGATTTTATCAACCAATAATACTATCTCTCCACTCCTCACTCATATTCACCATAATTGCTTCTGCCGCTTCTTCAGTTTCGGCATATCCTTCATCAAGTAAGTGTGAGAGGATGATATCGTAAATATCTGTTTGCTCACCAAGTTCTCCAAGTGCTTTTGCTTTACGAACTTTATTTGTTCTTAACTCACCGCCAGGGCCCATCTTATCAGAACGAATCCATCGTCTTTCTGCCCTTTCTGCTGCTTTTTCTGGATTATGAATACCTGCTCTGCGAGTAGGAGAAAGTTTTTCTAATGCTTTGTTTTCTTTTTGTTTCTGAAGTCTTCTTTTCTTTTCAAATTGCTTTATATTCATACCTTCATCTAACTCATTCATAACAACTTCCAAATATGCTTCTTGAAGATTGCGAAGTTCTTGTGCGTCCATTTTTTTTTTACACTATAAGTTTATTTATAACCTACCTTTCCTCCAACCACTTTCCAAGAATATTCCTAACTCATCTTGTTTTACAAACTTTCTTTCATTCAACTCTGGATTATAAATCCAAGTTCTACCAACAGAAGATTTAGAAATATTTTTTCTGTGCTCCTCCGTAAGTTTTTGACCTCTTTTACTTTCTGCTATTTTATTTTTAGTTTCTTGTGAGTGATTTGTATTGAACTTTTTATAAACACCAAGAGAGTATCTATGTTTTTTAGTTTTTCTCATTTTTTCTTTTGATTGTGTAGAAAAACTTATTCCATAGTTCCACGCCCTACCATTTCTAATATTCTCTTCTATTAGTTCTTGATTTGCTCCGTGATAGTGTTTCTCATAATTACAAGTTTCATATTTCATATTATATCCACATCCATCTCTATAATGAGATTTATATTTGCGAATATAATAATCTTCTTTTATTCTTGCTTCACTTTCATCAACTTCTTCTATCACTTCAATAGTAAAGTTTCTTTTACCATATTCAATAATAGCATCAGACAGAAGTTTATTTCCTTCGTGCCTTCCAAGAGTGATATGTTCTTGCAATCTTCTATCCAATTCATTTTTAGTCAATCCAACATAATACATATGTGGATTGACTGCTGTGTTGGTAATTAGATAAATCTTTACTTTCATATCAGTAAGTTATACTA